GGTTTGTTCAGGAGCGTTTTTTGTTTTTTGTTTTCTTACAAGTACCCAAACACTAGCGTGGCCATGCGTTGTAAGCCAAGCCACTTGGTGAGGTCGTAAATCAACCGCATTACCTGCGGTCGCCTTGAGTTCTACAAAATGAAAGTTACCTAGCTCGTCACATAAAACAACATCAGGTACACCCGGCATTGCCCATGTTTCTAATCGGGTAGCTTTAATGTTGCGTTGCGTTTTCGCCATCCCCGTTTTCATCTGTCTCCACAAGTCGGCTTCTCGCTTTGTCGCGGTTCTGGGAATTGCTCTCTCCTTCGGGAGTAACGTCGATAGTGATCGGGGCATAGCTTTGTTTAATCTCCTTGAGTGCTTTTAAGACTTCATCTTTATTCATACCGTCGATGCTGCCTGTTCTTATTTCACTCTTACTTACATAAATATCACCTTGCGCTTGCCCTCGCCGGTATTCTGCTTGAACGGCTGCACTATATGCACCGTTGTTTAATGCCATATCCCGGATCGTTTGTAGGTCCCGTAAATGGCGTTGATAGTTAACACCAAACTTTTCGTCTAATTCTGCTCGGTAGGACTGGATAGCATTAACAACGTGAGGACTAATATTTGAATTTGTTAGCTCATATGCTCTAGTGTGTGCAGACCCTGCGGGATAGCCTGCATTGATTGCAGCCTCTCGCATAGTTATCTGACCATCTTTACTAACCAGTTCTTTAACAAACAATTCTTGCTTTCGAGTAAGGGGTTGCACTTTGGTGGCTCTAGGTCTTCCGACTTTTTTAGTTGTGACAGGTTTAGCTGTTTTACTAGGCATACTATTCTCCAGTTATTAAACGATAGTTTGCCACAATTTAGACTGCTTTTACATATATAGGAAGTAAAATATATTTTTAATAAAAAAAACTTTCAGGCCCTTATACGCACTTTGCTCCTTCTGGTTACATAAACTCTGGTACGGTTACATTTTTGTTTTTAACTTATGTAACCTTAAATCCCTATATACTATAAGGGTTTGCGGACCAAAGTTACACGGTTACACCGGTTACACCTATTTTCACAAAAAAATATTTTTTCTTAAAATATCTCTATATATGTATATGGTGTTTAATATGTTCCCCGTGAGCCGCGGATCGTGGATAATAGTACCCGGTCTGGCTTAACAGGAGTAATTTATGAAGGTACTGGTCTTCGTTCTTATCATTGAGACGTTTACTAATGTTACTCCGAGTCGCCAAGAGTCCACGAAAGAAGCGTTTGGTCAGTGGCGCGACGTTCACAAATGCGTTCATTTTGCCTATTCCTTGACTACCCAACACCGTTTTAACTACGACATTCCGATAATTGCCTACTGTGTTCCGAGGTACGCGGACCCGGATGAGGAGATATATTGAGTAATTTCAATTATAAAGACCCGCAAGATTGGAAAGATTTGGCTGCTGTACTTTTAATACTGGCAGTTTTTGTCATTCCGTTGTGGTTTATAGATTAGTTTATTTAAACAACCACACTGCCAATCCAGCTAGTAAGCCACCTATTACGGCCATTATTGGGTACTTATAGACCTCCATCCAAGTATCTTGGACCGGGGTATCCCAGTGGCTGTCTGTTTCTTCGACAGGCGGGTTGATGATAATAACTTCTGCATCACGTGCTTTCTTTAAATTTTTAGCCAGCATGTGGTTTAGAACAACCTGTTCGTTCCATCGGTTAATGAGCTTTGGTCCGCGGGTTGCGGTTGTTGGCACCTTGGTTGGCGCTGGAAACTCTTTAGCTTTTACCTTGCGATAAATGGTTGGTGCGGACATTTTTGTGATGACGCACACTTCTGCGATACTTATTAATTTTTTCATAGCAATCTCCGTTTAGTGGTTAACACCCTTAGTGTATGGGATTTTATCTATAAAAGTCAACCACGTAGTATTCTTTGCCAAGCTTTTTCTACTTCTAAAGTTTGCTGCTGTTTATCTTTTTCAGACAACGAGTCGTCTTTCGCAATTTGTATGAGGGTTATGTTAACTAAACGATTGATCCTACTAATAGACCACGTGTAGCTCATTTCCTCTATTCGTTTCTCGGCTTCCATGTATCCACCTCCGCATACCATTTGCCACCTTTGCTTTCCTTTACCTGAACGTTAATCCATTCGTCGGTCTGACCCGTGAGCCATGTTATGAGGTCCGCTCTTTTTATACTGAGTCCGCACTTAACAAAGTCAGGTGCTTTCTCGTTTGGTTTTTTAGCCATGAGGCCATCTACAAAATCTGCCATTACTTTCTCCTAAACGTAAAAACCCCCAGCCGGGGGCAACCGAACTGGGGGTGAGTCAACTACGGAGAACATGAGTTTTCATGCTCAAGGTTATTATAAACATAAGAGTATGGGATAAGCAATAGTTAATCGCATATATCATCGGGAAATTCTCCACACGATATTGGATCAGATATATTGAGCGCACAAACTGAACACTTTCTAAAAAGATGTGTGTCAGTAATTTTAACAACGCCCAACTGTCCTTCACATTTCGGACATTGGTTTCGCACCAATCGTCGGTGTATCACGCCCTTTTCTGCTTTCAGGTTCATCATTAATATTTATCTCCGCTTCTTTGTACCACTCGAAGACCAGCCGTAGCTGCCCGCCAATGGTCCTACCTTCAGCTTTAGATAGTTCTTTTATTTCTTCGTACACTTCTCGTGGTACGAGAACGCTTTTCCAACGTGTAGTATCCATTTAATTTTCTCCGATGCCCCCGGAATATCTACGATATTATAGGAAGATATAGAAGAATGCAAGAAAAAACCCACGATCCGTAGACCGTGGGCTAGTTTTTTAAAAAGTTATTTAGCTTCTCCCCAAGATGGTCCGATTTCAATGTCACATTTTGATGGGACCTCTAACGGCACAGCACTTTCCATAACCTCTGCAACAACCTTTGCTTCTTCAACGTTCTTGACAGACATAGCCAGTTCGTCGTGTATCTGAAGCATGGGTAGTATGCCCTGCTTGTAAAGATCAACCATTGCTTTCTTGGTCATGTCCGCAGCAGACGCTTGGATCAATCTGTTCAGCGCCTTATATGTATATGCTCGTTTGAGGCGGGTCGTGGGCCCATACTCATCGACGGCCTCTTTGTAGGGCATAGCTTTGTTCATAGCAAACGTGTCTGGTTCCCACAAATCAAACCGGCACTTACGGCCAAGCAGCGAAGTCAATGATCCGCCAGAAGACTTTTCATTTAATCTGTTCATTACACCGGTCATCAGTCCTTTAACAAAAGGTACCCGGTTGTGGTATTGCTTGGTTAATGATTTGGCTTCTTCAACAGATAAGTCCAGTTGCTCAGACATTTTGTTTACACCCATTCCATAGATCAAACCTAGATTAATGGTCTTAGCCTGTTTCCTTGGTATGTTAGCCATCTCAGCTACTAGACTATGAAAGTCTGTATCCGGGTCATTGTTGTAGGCTTTAACAAAGTCTGCGGCACCCTCTAAAGGTACACCTCGCGTTTTGCCGTAAACATGAGCATAATGTACCAAGATGCGCGGTTCCTGTTGCGAGAAGTCAATAGCCGCCCATTGCTCACCTTCCTCTGGAAGAAACAAGGAACGAATCATTGGCCCCAATTCTGGATCGCGGGCCGGGATTTGCTGAAGGTTCGGATTGGACATTGATATGCGTCCGCTGACCGTGCCTCCATCATCAGAACGGATTTGGTTTATATGGGAATGTATTCGGCCATCAGCGTGGCAGTGTTTCATGATTGTGTTGATGAAGGTGCCGGATGTCTTGTTCAGATTCCTCGCTTGAGTGACGAGTTGGGCGAGGGGATGTTGATGCTCTTGCAGAAAGAGTTTGGTAAAGCTAGGTGCGCCTTTTTCTGTACGTGGATAATGGACGCCGACTTTATCGAACGCTTTAGAGAGAGACTGAGCAGCCCAGATTTCTACATCACTCCCAGAAATGCGCTTGATCTCCTTCATGATTTCCCCTTCCCGCTTGAGAAGACTATCCCTAGTTCTTTCTACCCGGTCGGTGTTAACTCTAACGCCACGCATAGTCATGTCCACAAGACATGGGAGGAGATCAAGTTCGAGATTAGCGACGTTCCACAAGTTTTCTTTGCCAAGCTCAACGGAGAAGTAATTCCAGAGTTCGAGGGTGAGTTCGGCATCACCTTCAGCGTAAGGTCCGACGTACATGGCTGGCATCTTCCACATTTCAGCTTTAGGATCGACACCAAACTCGCGAGCAGCCTCCACTAAACCTTTCTCAGATTTAACTTTGTTCAGGTGTTCATAAGCTAACGCATTCAAACTATAGCTAAACCTGTTCTCATCTAATAATGAGGCGATTACCATGGTATCTATAATGCGGCCTTTTACATCGAACCCCATCTGCTTTATCCAGCCCAAATCATATTGAGCATTGTGCATAATCTTATCCGCAGGACATTCAAAGACTTTCTTAAGCCACTTGTTCACTTGCTTTTCATCTAAGTTACCACCACCGTAGTGACGAATGGGTATGTAACCAGACCAGTCATCAACAGCGATAGCATACCCGACCACCTCACCATCTCCTGTAGGCCATCCGGGTCCGTGCTTTTTTAAGTTGGGGTCACGTGTCTCAACATCTATTGCAATTTTTTTAGCCGAGGTTAAGTCCGGTAACTCAAGCGGCGGTATCCACTCACTTTTTGGTGCGAACATTGCCATTTGTAGTTTTGCCATCAGATTTATTTTCCTTGTTAAATTTCTCGGTAAACTCTGCGCCGAGGGCCGTGTAGCCTGCTTTGTCAATCCATGAGTCTTCATGGTCGATACTCTCTAACAACCTGCTGCTTTTTACCCAATCCATCATTAAGGCAACGTGGGCTGGTGTAAGCTTTCCATGGGAAGTTAAAGCTCCCTCGACGATTACGTTCCAACCTGCGGCTATTCGGGTATGGTTGTGATACGCTTCCCCATAGTCTTTGGCACGTGGGCCGTTGATAAGCGCCTCTGCTGAACGCAACACTTCTTCTCTTTTCATTCTAACTCTTCCTCTTCCTTGAGTATGCGTAGGCTGTCCTTAGAAAAATAAGCGGGAGTTTGTGGTCCTACCCATGAGCCTAAAATGTTAAATTCAAAGTATTCAACCGCTTCTTCGTAACTCATGTTATCGCGGTAAACTAATATTTTTATAATTTCATCTGAATCGTAGAGAATTATATCGTCTTGCCCGGCCCGTTGAATGGTGCCCATAATTGCTTGGTTATAACCATCTGCCTTTAACATTTAATGTACCGTCTGGTTGAGGGGACCGTAGACAATCCAATCATTTTCATCATGATCCCACTTTAGTGTAAGACCGGGCATATCCTCATCTTTAACTAAGGGGTTTTTCCAGTCCGCTAATGTGAGGTCAAGTGCAACCCCGTATTCTTCTTCAAATTTTTCCAACATCTTTTGATATTGGGTTAAAGTAATCTTTGTCATAAGTCGTAACTCCGTGAAACATCTTCTGCATCTACTATATACAAGTTTTGTTTGGCACGTGTCACTGCTACATAAAAAACCCGGTGAGTATCGTCAGGGTATCGTTGAAATTGAGTGTCGGCTGCTGGACTAAGGTCCGTAAATAGCACAACGTTATCAGCCTCCCCGCCCTTTGATCCGTGGATCGTGGACGCTGTAATACGAGGTATGCCATTAAACTTCTCGCCTCTACGTAAAAGTGCCGTAACGTAAGCACGATCAGTATCAGGAAGTTTATTCATAGCCAAAGACCAGATCATGTTTTTATCAGCAAGCAGCCCGTGGTTATTTTTTAAGTCCTCAAATGTAAATAAGTCAGTGTCTTCGACGCCGGGTAACTTTTTAAAACCTCGCGTAAGTCGCTCACCTACGGACATGTAGCTGTAGATAATCCGTGCAACTTTACCTGTTATTTCTTTTCCTCTACGGACCTGTTCCCAACCGTTGACAGCTTCGCTTACCTTTTCACTGATTGATCTATTGCCGCGGTAATTAAATAAATAGCCGCTAGATTTTAAATCATGGGCTACAGGCGTAAGTTGGTAACCGGCTTGAGATAAAATTAACCATTGTCCTTGTGCCATGTCCAAGGAGTTAATGCTATTTATCCGTGTAACGTTGCCCATTTCAGATCGAGGCTCATACTTTTTTGGGAACCTTCTACCTATTCTACGCACCACGTTTTCTGCTACGTTATGAACTGACTTAGGTATACGATAAGATTGAGTCAGTGTTTCTGACCCACCGGGTAAGTTAATGAAGTGGTCTACGTCAGCACCGGCCCACCGGTAGATGGCTTGATCGTCATCTCCAGCACAGTACATCTTCTTAGACTTACTATCTATTAGGTGAGCAATGTCCCACTGCAACGGAGATAAATCCTGTGCCTCATCTAAAAAACATAAGTCAAACTCTGGACAGAAGGTTTGACCACCCTTGGCAAACTGCTCAAGCATATCGGTAAAGTCATAAAGACCCATGCTTTCTTTGTATTCTCTTAAACATTTATCAACAAAATTAACTATGTTCCAATCTTCTTCAATACTGCTTTTGTTGTATTCATCACGTAATTCGGATTTGCATAACCGGGACAAGTTAATTAATCCAAGAATAGGATCACTGCTTGCTACCATACTAGGCACATCATCATCTATCGAAGTATTCTTTTGTGCGCCAAGATCAACACCTATGGTGCGACTAAGCTCCCGATAGTTTTCTTCCTGCATTACTTGTTCGGGGCGTATGTCAGACATGGTAAGTGCTAGACTATGCAGCGTTCTAAAAAAGATTAAATCTTTCTTGGGGTCTAAGTTAAATCTCTCTGCTGCACGTTCTTTTGCTTCGTTCGCAGCCTTACGTGTGAAGGCCAAGAAAGCAATCCTGTCTGGAGAAGTGCCACTCTCTAAAGCTTTGTCTACCATGTTTAACAAAGTGGTAGTCTTACCTGTCCCCGGTGGACCAAATATTCTAAACATCTTTAGCCTTTTTATATATCTGTTGAACTCGTTGCTTAGAAATACTGAACCACTTAGCAACTGCCGTCATTGTCATTCGTTCTTCATCAATGAGTCGAACTATCTCCCTGTTGCGTTTTATTATTACGTTTTCATTAGGATTCATCAGAAAGGAGCCTCCTCTTGTGAACCAAACTGTGGAGTTTTTAAATCTACCTCTGCGCTTTCAAAAGCTGGTATCTTCCAAACACGAACCGCTCTACCCTTAATCTTTAATACCAAGCTATCTCCATTAATATCTCTTAACCTTTGTGCAATTTTATGGGATTTGTACTCGAAGAACTTATTCTTTTTCAAATAACTTTCAAAATCTTTAAGTCTAAAATAAGTTACATCCGCTTCTTCATCGGTCCAAGGGCGGCGAAGTAGTATCTCTTCTTTATCCTGCGCTTGCTGTAGGTGGCGACAAAACTCTTCAAGGTAATCATAGAACTGTCCGCTGATACTAGCATCTACTGCAACTTCCATAATCGCGCTTTCATTGTCGCGCATTTCTGTCATCAAAGTGCTTATCCGGCTTTCCCACTGCTGCTTTGCAACGGACCGGGGCATAAAATTCAACTGCTCCATACAAGACTTCTGAAACATCGGCTGGCTCATTAGAGCTTCAGTGTCAAGCTCCAGAGGCTCGCCGTTAACGTCCATAAACCAAACTGGTGGGGTACTATTGTATTTACGTAGATTAGCGATTGTAGCGCCTGCTACAGCCGCTCCTATGCCAAACTTACGGGTACGACATAGCTCCTTGTTACAGTAGGAGTTAATGGGTGCGTCAGAACATTTATAAGCGTATTCTTTACGCTCCAACTGCTTGGCAACTATATTGACCTCTGGCAGCGGCAATGGCGGAGACAGGTACTCCATGTTGTAACGAAGAATCTCTGATTCCCAGCTATCTGGAAATGCTTTTCGCAAGTAGACACCAATATTAAATAGTCCATTGTTTCTTCCACCTTCGCTGATCCCCTGCTTACATAGTATCTGCAAACAAGGTGGACCATCTTTTGCTATTAAATCACTTTCGCCACTTTCGGTTACTTGTAACTTAACAACTTCTTCCGGTGTTTGCGCATATCTTTCGTATAGTTCTATAAACTCATTCAGGTCGGCAGAGGTGCCGTTGTCTAAAAATGCGTAACGTAGACCGTTCTCGTGATCGTAATAAGGCAGGTTTAAAAAGTTTCCTACATCGCCGCGGTCTAAGTGTAATTTAATTTGTTTGGGAAAGATTTCACTCTCACCATAACCAAGAGCGGAAGACATGTGCTGTAAAGACCTTTGCATATCTTTTGCATCTACCCACTCTTTTGAAAACAAAAAGCAATGTGCCCCGCCAGACTTTGATCGACACACTACTAAAGGTAATTTTAATTTTCTTACTTTTTCGACTAATAACTTATGATCTAGTGGATATATGTCCACGTCTATACAACCCCAAACACACTGGTTGTTTTCGTTGATTGGGATAATACCTAACCCATTGCCTTCTCCAGACAAGTGATTTTCCCAAAGCTGCTTGGTACGAGGTTCTCGCAATACTCCGGCTTTGCCTTTCGCTTTGCCGTTAGCGCCTGTATTTTCTATTTTGAAGTAGCCGTGGGCTTCCCTCAGACCATCAAATATGGCCATAAATTTATCTAATGACATTTGTGCCCCCATACGGAAAAAAACGGCGAGGCTTTCACCCCGCCGAGTGACTAATTAAAACGGTGTGTTACCTGCCGTCCCTTCGTCATCCGTATGTTTAACCACAACGTCTCCTGCGGTTATACTCTCTGCAAAACCCTTCGCACGAGAGTACAACGAGCCGTCTTCAATAACTCCTTCACACGACATCTCCCAACCGTGCCAAGAACCTTTGCTGTTCTCCTCCTGCACTGTTTTCAAGTGGTAGATATGAGAGAAACGAGGCGGTGTAAAAGGCCCGTTTGCTCCCGTCATTGAACGAGACGCCATCATACTATTCCACTTACGGCTCTTTTTAAGCTGTGTGGATTTCATCGCAATCAGGGCTGTCTCTGTCGCCCCTTCTGCGTTGAGTAATAGAACAAAGTGCTGGTGAGTCTCTTCTATGTACTCACCGTTACCATCAACAACATACTCTTTGTTGTCATCAGGGGACCGTTCCGTTTTTGGACGTGATTGTCCGGGCTCGTAAATTGCCGTGGGCGCACCGCTTCCGCTGCCACGCGGAGCCCACTGAATAAACCTACGTTGGTAAGCACATGGAATTACACGAACCCCATCTTTACCTCTGTACGGAATACCAGTTACGGTGTTATATATGTCACCCTTACGAGCATCGACACTTTCATCATCCAATACCGGATCGTTGCCAGAGAGAACCTTTAGGAATGGAAGAGCTAAATCCTCCGTCCCCATGTTCTCCATGCCTTGTCCTGCATCCTGTTCCATCATAGCGGGGTTAAAAACCGCTAATTCTTTTTCGCCATTTTTGGCTACATCTTTCTTCGACATTATTTCTTACTCCTTTTGATTACTGCGCGTTGACCTACCCATGCTCCAAACAATTCCATTGGAAAATCTTCTCCCGCTTCGCAACGCTCTTTTACAAAAGCACGAAGTGTTTGAGGATGGACCTCTGTTTTTTGTTCGGGGACAAACCCTTGCTGGTGCGCAAATGCCGCAAAGGCTCCCGCTTGATCGTCTTCCCCACGGCCAAATTGACACAAGACAGTATTCTTAATAATGTCATCGTGACCATGGTCGCGCAGCCAATCGTAGGCTTCTGGACGTTTATCAACGAGAATGGATGCACCATAGGTTTGTTTAACCTCAACGGTAGAACCGTCATCTAGTGCAAATGAAGCTATGCCTATCTCTGCAAGCATCGCAGGCATCTCTTCATCCGTGAGTTTTATAAGCTTTTTC